TTTGCGGTGCCCATGTAATCGCGCTCAAAGTTTGGGAAAAACCACGGATTACGATCCAAAAAGGATTGTATTTTGTGCGGTGGCAATACCCACATCAATGGGATTGCCTGGTCTCTCGTGAAGTTCCGGGGATTGTTCCAGGGAGTATCGAAAGGATGTCTGACCGGGAAGCCCTTGTTCCAAAACAATGAGATGGCATTGATCGGCGGCTCCCATCCAAGGGCAATCGCGGTGCATGTGAAATTGCACGAGTCTCCGCCGTCACCTGTTTGATCCACGATCAAGCCGTACTGATCGATCATTTAAAACTCCGTCGATGCAAAAAATTGAGGAAACTTTTCTCCGCGCCTGACTCTATTTCTGAGCTCCGCCGAAAAAGATCTTGTCGTTCCAGTTTCGGGATCATGAAATGTGTGCGCGTCCATTTCCTTCCATGACATTAAATGTGGATCTAAACTCTCTTCGGCCGCACTCAATCCGACGTGCGACTCCCACTCTTTGATCGCTTCATCCAAAGTCTCGGCGGCGACCCAATCACAGTCGTCCATTTTCCAAACACGCACGCTCATTTTGCTCTCGCCTTGTAATTGCCTTTGAGTTTGTTGAGCGCCATCTTTTTTTGTATCTCCGCCTGAATGTCGATGCCCAGCGATTCAGCCATGTCAAAAGTTCTCAGCACAACATCAGCGAGCTCTTGCCCCAGGTTGTCGGTCGGAGTTTCGCCACGACACTCATTGACCGCCTCTCCGACTTCGGACGCAATCAACGCGAGTTGTTCAAGAGGACTGGTTTTTGTCCAGCCCATTTCTGCGACCCAGGCGTGATGCTTTTCGGCCGTCTTTTTTATTGTTGAAACTGTCATGCGTGCCCCACTTGTTCCGGTGCGTACTTCACAGCACCGTTTAAAAAAGTCATTGGATGTCTCAAAATCCGAGGAGGATGCGACGGAGTCGTCACCACTTTTGAATCCCAAACATGCTCAAACAGCATGCACTCACGTTTCACATCGGCGATGCAATAACTGACAAGCTTGCCGACTTGACCGGATTGCCAAAGGACCGGAGCATTTGCGCCGTGGTCGGTTTTCAAAAAATCTTTTCCGAAGGTGGCGAGCAAGTGGTCATCAAGCTTCATCCCTCTCGGGAACTGTTGACCTTGCTTCCAGCCGGCCGCAAGACGCGACTCCACCAGCAAGTCGTAAATATTGAGGTCGCCTCTGAGCGGGGTCTTTGTCGATGCGTTCACGAGAGGATTGTCAAAGCCTGTGATGTTGAATCCAGACACTAGATCGCACGAGTTCAAGAACAGCGGGAGCTCCTCGATGTTGTCGTCCATGAAAACTTTGTACTCCATGGTCTTGTAATGAAAAGCGACGGCAACAGAAATGCCCATGTCGCCGTGATCATTCCATGTGATCTTTTGCCCATCGATGACGTTTTTTATTTCACAGTCAAAGACTGCGACGTTTTGACCGTGCAACATTTATCCCCCGAAAACTTCTTTGAGAGCTCCGACATTGGTCGGGATTTCATTGGCTGAGAATTGCTGTTTGCAAATTTGAAGCTGATTGCGAAGCTTTGTGATCTCCTCGATGTGCTCGATCACTTTTGCCTGAGCCGCTTCTTTGAGTGCCGTCTCTTGATTTGCAAACTCTCGCACCGCTGCGAGTTCTTCTTGTTCCGTCATGTGGTTCTCCCTTAGTGGATTTGTTTGTTTGATTTTGGTTTTTCGGCAACGTATTGCTCAACGATGATGCCGTCTTGTTTTAATTGAGTAAGGGTCACGGTCAGCGCAAGAGCCGCAATTTCTCGTGGCGTGTTGTTCTTTGCGAAAAGATCAAAGATGTCACAGCAAGTTTTTTCGACCTCTTTATTTGTGTTCATTGATCCCCACCATTGAATTGATCACGACAGTGAAGGGCTTGAAAAGCGACGGCTTGAATGTCGTCCACTCTTTTTTGTTGTCGTAAACGCAAACCCTCAAGCCGGGATCGGTCGGGTAAACGTAAAGCAATTGACCTGAGTAAACTCGGCCCCTTGAAATTCTCTGATCAGCCGTGGAGTCGATCGCCTCAAACGTCATGGAACAAACTCCTTGACGATCAGAAAGCCATTGATGTGAGGATTTTCTGTCAGACATCGAACCTTTAAAAGTTTTGCGATCGCTTCTATTTGCTCAGGACCCAAGTTGATTCGCACTCCAATTTTGTGCATGCAAGCGTTTGGATAGTACGACGTATTCATCTCAGTGAGATTGATGTCCATGCTGAGAGCTTTGCTCATGTCAGAAATAAAAATGTCGGTTTGCGAAATCATAGCTGAGCCCTCACTTGATCTTTGTAATCCTCGACGTACTCATACCCATCGGTCACGTCCCGAAAGTAAATGTGCTCATCCGAAAAGCCAATTGCTTCTCGCGTCCTGATAAAACAAGTGCGAGGGATTGAAATTTTTCCACGCAAAAAGTCGAATCCTTTTTGAGTCATTTGATGGACGCCGGCTTTGCGATCGCCTTCCAGCTTCACGGGCTCAATGACGCCCCAATATTTCATGCGGTAAAAGACTGCGTATTGAGGATTTGAGAGCTTAAGGTCTGAAAGGTTGAAAGGCCCAGGACCATGTTTTGCGGCCTTGTAAAGAGCTCGGGCAAACCCTTTGTTGAAATTGTATCGATAGACCACGCTCTTTGCGCCGCAATGAGCACAAACCGTCTCCTCTGTTTTATTGAACGACATACAAATCCTTTTTCGCTTTTTGCCATTTGCGCCAACGAGATCCGTTTTTCAGAACGCATTTGTCAGCGATCTCAATCAAGCTTTTCAGCTTTGCGATTTCTCGCTTTTGTTTTTCGATCTCTTCATTCATGACTCTCTCACGATCTGGGCCTCGTAAAGCAAACCCAGATGTCTCCACTCTGTTTTCATTTGCCTGATCAATTCTCCGCGCTGGTATTTTTCACAGCCTGGGATCTTGATCTCTCGACTGAGCGAAGCCTCGGTCAGCGCTGAGACTTTGATTTTGTCTTTTAAAATTTTCTTGCCTTTGTCGCTGACAACAATCTCAAGTCTCAGATCTCCGATCATTCTCCACGCTCCGGCTGGTGCGGCGTCTCCGGTGTCCGGCGGAGCTGTTCATCTCTGATCGCTTTACCGATCCACATGTAACACTCCTCAAGCTTTGTCGATGCAAGCGATTGAGGGCGACCAGCGCCGAGGCCATGGATAAAAGTCTCAAGCTGTTCACACATTGTTTTTGCGAGCTCTTGTTTTTGCACAGCCTCTTGATCATAGCGAACGTAAGAAAATGTCTTCATCTGTTTTTGCCTTTCTGAATTGCAAAAAATCTTCGAGAGATTTCTTTGCGAGGTAATCTTGACCATACTGATTCGAGTCGTAAACTTTATTGAAAAGGACCGGACAGTCATCAAGGCCAATCTCTGACGGATGATCCTCTGTTGATCTCCACATGGAGACCCTTGACTTTCTGACCTCACGATCGCACTCAAGGCGGACCTTAAAAGCATTCGGGAATGCTGTGAGCTCGTTCATGAAACGACAGTCACCGATCAAGAAAATGTATTGAAGGCCGTCGCCCTTTGCCATCTCAAGCTTTTTCGCCATGCGACCCTTGAGCACATCCACCCACACGTCGGGGTAAATGCGATTGCGGCCCCACTCAGTTCCGAGCATTTGCAAAAGGTTCCCGTCCTTTGTGTCTGGGTAAGGTGGCGAGATGCCGGCATCTTTTAAAGTGCCTCGACAGAAATCATGCATCTCATAAAGAGGGTCAGCAAAATTGATGGGGACAGCTCGAAATCCCTTGAGCGTGTTGTGAAGCGCCTTGACTAGATTATGGATCAAGGTCGTCTTACCGCTTCCTTGTTTGCCTGAAACGATGATCACATCATGTGGTCTGTCTGATTCGATCATGCCGATTCTCCGCGCTCAACCTTCATGCGGACACCGGTGACGGTCACACCCAGGCGGATGGTCTCAAGAAGCTGAGCTCCCATGCGGGTCACGTTGTTGACTTGCTCCTCAGACATCTTTCTCGTCCGCTCCTTTGGATCTTTTTCGGCGTCCAGGTAATCGAGCTCGAGGACTTCGACTTCTGAGTGAATCAAATTTGAGAGCCGCTGCGCGTGCCCTCCGAGCAAATTCGCCTGGGCTGACAGAGCCTCGCTCAAGTCCTCGGAGTAAGGTGTAAAGTCCCCTTGCTGGGTCTCGACGTTCTCGACCTTCCTTGATGATGGCGAGATGGTGATCTCGTTTTTCTTTGTAATTTTGCCGTTGCTTCCCATTGATTTCATCCCCTCGTTTTGATCTTTGATTTATTTTTTGTTGCTTCCATCGATCACGCATTTTGTCTGCGTAATCTGGGTCTCGTTGCATTCTGGCTTTGACGTAAGCGTGTCCGGCTTTTCCGCAATTGGCTTTGCTCTCCGGCGACCTTCGATGCCAGCGCTCCCTCTCGTATTCCCTTCGATAGTTTTCACTTCCAGGGGTAATGCCTTTTTCAATGAGTAACTCCCTTATTGTTTTTTCTGGCTTTAAATTCATGCACAAACTCCACGATGTTGTTGAGAGACTTGTCAGTCAGCCTTTGCTTAGTCATGTTCTTAATATTGTTCAAAGTCACAGCGTCAGGCTGGGTCATGACCATCGAAAAGAACATGCTCTCAAGAGAGGGTTTGTCAAAATAAAGACAGGTTTTCAATTCAACGAGTCCAAACTGTCCAGTCAAATAAGCAACGTAAGCCGCCGCCTGGAATGAGGTTTGGATCTCGCTGAGTAAAAATTCATTATTAGTATTTGATTTGCGCATCTTAAATGCGCCGGCCTCTGACTCTTTGATCTGTTCTTTTGCAATCTCATGGCACTGACGAATCAGTCCAATGTTTGTCGTTCTCGGCGACACCATAATCCCCCTCAAGCTGTGTTGACTTGAAAGGTCTCCCTTGATTTGATCATGGTGTAAACACAAAACGCTCCGCACCACAAAGGACGCTCCGCATGGCAAAAGCAAAACCCGCAAAAAAATTCGAGGCTCAAGTTGTTTGGATGGCGATCGATAAAGTGAAGCCTTACAAAGGCAACGCAAAGATCCATGATGATGAGCAAATCGAAAAGCTTGCCAATTTGATCCACAAGTTTGGATTTACCCAGCCGATCCTAGTTGACAAAGAGATTGTAATCGCAACAGGTCACGGCCGGCATCTTGCTGCAAAGTTTTTGGGGATGGAAAAAGTTCCGGTCATCGTGGCTGATCACTTAAATGAAAATCAAATTAAGGCGCTCAGAATTGCTGACAACAAAGTTTCATCTCGTCAGTACGACAAAGAGATCCTTGCGTTTGAGCTGGGATCGCTCGAGCGGATTGATTTTGATCTTGAGCTCACCGGCATGGACGCGGATGAAATTGGGGATCTTTTAAAGCTTGATGACGATGAAGTGAAACGAGATGACAACACAAAACGGTCTGGTGGAAACGCCGGCATCGATTACGATCCAAAGACCATCAGCCTGATCGTGGATCCTGAGCACCACGAGCGCATGCTCGGAGATCTCTCAAGGCTTCAAAAAACTTTCGGTGTGGGGACAAATGCGGACGTGGTGCAAAAGCTGATCGTCTATTTTGACTCAGGCGGCGTTTTCAATGATGGAGTGTAAGGCCGTCCGTCTTGCTCTTTCAGGTAATGAAACTCAGCCTTAAGCCGGTCAATCTCTTGATCGGCGATCATCAGGTCACGACTCAAAACATCATTGCAATGCTTTAAAAGTTCAATCTCATGCAAGAGCTCTTCTGTTGTTTTCACACGAGCCCCCCGTATTTTAAATTCAGATCATGCCCGTAATCATCCATCAGTGCGCCCCAGATTCTTTCGCGCTCAATGCAAGTCTCCTCGCCATTCGGCGGAAGTCTGAAAACTTTGGCAAGCTTGAGGTGACAGTGTTGAGGCGGGGCGCACTTGCCACGCTCCCAATTGCTGACGAATTGAACGTGTACTCCGACCTTGTCGGCAAGAGCTTGCTGACTCATGGATGGTCGCATGGCTTTTCGGTAAGCCGTCAAGACCTCACCGAGTTTTAAAAACGGAGGACGCTCTTTTGCCTTTGGCTTTTTTTTCATCTTGGACTCCTTTAAGGTGCTCAATTTTCGTCAAATGTTTTTCGAGCTCGTCCAAGAGCTTTCGCATCGCAGCTTCCCAAAGCTCCCCGACGCCAACGTCAAGAAGCGCACTTGCGCGATCCACTTTTTCAGGCAAGTCCTCGCTCACGCGAAAACTCACCGCCTTTTTCTCAGGTTTAAAATTCAAATAATGCCAAACATCGGGGACATCGGGAGAGTCTTTTTTCATTACATGCTCGCAGCTTTGAGGGTTTGTTCCGGTCCAAACTTGACCAGGAGCCCCTCAGTTTGCTCAAGCTCCTGACGGAGGTCCATCATTTTTTTTCTGAGCTCGTGTTTAAAGCCGTCGAAAGAATCACATCGATCCATCTCATCATCTAAATGCGCAAGCTCTGAACGGATCTCGTCAGCTCGCAATTTTAGTCGTTCGATCATCATGTCGGACTCCTTTTTTGATCAGGGATTTCTCCCCGACGATTACAAACGTGGATGTGCATGTGCAACAATTGAACCAAAGAGCTCCCATCTCTCTCCCAATGAGTTTCGCGTTCTTTGTCGTTTTCATCTCTTTACAGCAAGGACACTTTTTCAGCGTCATCAATCCCCCATCAACACAAATCTATTTTGACTCATTGCTTTCAAAATTGCAAGTCCTGGTGAAAGCTGTCTCAAAGTGGTGCAAAGTTTACAAAGGTATGACGATCGTGTGACGGCTGTAATATATTACAAGTTACAATATAGGCGGGGATCTATTTATGAGTCGAATCGGTGGCATGAGGGCAAAGATCGCGGGGACCAATTGGGAGAACCTTTTTGAGTCATCGGCCTGGAAGTTTGGATGCAAGGTCATCAAGATCCCCTCTGGATGCAAGTGGGTGGGTCCAAACAAGATCAAGCCGATCCCCACACCATTTGACTTTTGCATCATCAGAAAGTCAGTGAGCGTTTACCTGGACACAAAAACGACCCTTTCTGGGACGTTCACATTTTCTGACATCGATCAAAATCAAGTGTACTGGCTCAGTCAATGTGCGGCCGGCGGCTGCAAGGCCGGGTATGTGGTGGAGTTTCGCCGGCTTGAGCTCGTGGTGTTCTTTTCGGTTGAACAGCTTGCGGGACTTAAACCCAGATCAGGCCTCTCTCCGGCGGATGGAGTTCAACTTTCTGGTGACGATGGCCGACTAGATCTGGGAGCATTATTTTATGAGCGAACCAAAGAAGCAACAGGCGGAACTTTTGCACCTCTCAAGTGAGATTACCTATTTGCCTTGCAAGTGGTGTGGATCCATCGATTACGACATGGCCGACGGTGATGTTGATGACGAGGGGAGATACGAGCCGGACGGGTGTGACTGTTGCGGATTCAAGCTCACTGACCCAAAACACTCATTACTTTTTCATTAAAAGATGAGGCCGGGCGCGACTCCGGCTGTGACTCAATTCGGTTTTATCCGAGGCTATTACCGCGACATTTCTGTCAGCGAGGTCACTTATCATTGCCTGTCGTGCGTGTCTCCAGTGGGTTTACCCGTAACTCAATCGGATAATTTTATCGTACCTCACGGCTTTCCACGCCGCTCATCAAAAAAAACAATACTCTTTAAAAACTAAAAAACCCAAAGATTTCTCCTTGGGTTTATTGGCCTTCATTCCAGTGTCGCGCTTTAGGCTTCGCCGAGATCCGCTGGAAACGGATCTGAGTGGGACAACGCTCTTTACCACTTCAAAATTAAATCGCATGGCCGAGACCACGGAAGCGTTTAATATCGAAAACAGGTTTACTAAAAAAATGAAATCAATCAAGAGATTTTTCCAAAAATAAATGCACGCACCGCGCAATCTTTTGCCTCAAGGATCTTTCGGAGACATTCGACTCTTTCTGGATTGTCGGGGAGTTCCGAGTGACAGCAATCAGCTATTTCAAAGAATGGTCGAGAGATCGCTTGAAGCGGGACAGGGAGATGTTTGTATCCAAAGAATTGCATGATCGGATCGGGAGAAATTGTTTTTCCTTGAATCTCAACAGGCTCATCAGATTTATTTTCGGTCATTAAATACTCCTTTGTTTATGGTCAATGACGCTTTGTTCATGGATATGGTGAAGGCGCAAGAATCCCTAATAAGACTTCTTTTTGCATCTGAGATCAACCTCTGTCCCCGCTGTGTGTATAGAGCTCTCTGGGGAGCCCCTTCCAGTTCGGGTAAAACCTTTCTTTCTCTTCGTCCGGTGAGGTCACGAGCTGACCTGTTGATCGATCTCTTGCTCAAGGGCGTGGTCGTTCTCACTGTCCCTCGAGGTCTCAGCCTCACCCGAAATGCTCTGATCCATGGTTACGGAGCCAGTGCTTTCGTCCCCCTCCCGCAAGCTCTCTGAAATGATTCAAGAGCTCTATGCTACCCATGTCTGGGGAGACCCTTCCGGATCCACGGTCAGTCTCGGCATCATTGCCACTGGTCCGCTGTAAGGCCCGAGAGGGGGCCTCCAAGTTTTTTGTTTACAAATTTATTTGACCGAATTGGTCAGATGTGTGAAGCTTTCTCGGTCATCACCTAGACGACGAGAAAGCCGATCCAGCCAGGTCGGTTTTTTCATTTGTGGAGACACAGAATTGCCCCTCCGGACCCATCCTTTCAAGGACCAACGCCCCACACCTTTAATAATTTTTAATGATCCGCTGTGTCTGTCATGAATCGTGACATACCCTATTTGTGGTAAAATCCCATAAATCAGCGATTTTCTCTCAAAAATGAGATTGCTTTTATGCGCAATTTTTATGTGAAAATCGCATATAATATATCGATTCACATCCAGTGATTTCAATGGCTTGGGTCTTAAATCGATATGTTTTCATATATTGAGAATGCATAAAAATGCAATTTTGTTGCAATTTTTTGGCAACAAAAACGCAATTTGAAACCGGCAACAATTTTTGCCGATTAAGTTTTGATGAGGTTTTTCTTGATCAAAGGTGCTCCACCAGGGGACGGGCCACGACTGAGGCGTTTGACGAAGCAAGTTTACAGAGAGTAACCAACACTTTACGCCTGACCCGCCCCGAGGGGAGCGTGAACACACATGGAGGATGAATCTCTTTCGGTTGATTATTGCACAGCCTTGAGCTTCTCAAGGATCCTGTTTAGATCTTCTGGACTGATGACGTAATCGCCCGCCTGGGGCTCTCTCTGCTTACCCTCAAGCTCATTGATCCAACACATGCCCTTGCCGTCCAGGACACAAAGGGAGGCCAATGGTACGGGCTCACTCGACCTCACCATCAGGGCCGCAATCACCATAATAAAGACCGCGGCGACTAAGTTCATTCGGTGAGTTTTCCAAGTTCTTTTTGAAGTTGTCGTGTGTCATGTTTTTCTTGCGCCCCCGCTTTGGCGACTTCAAGATCACGACTGGTTTGTCGTCTTTGGGATTTTTGGACTTCACGAATGATCTCCTCAAACCCGGGAGAAAAAAGGCCAGCCAATAGTTTGAGGAGAATTTCCATCATGCACCAGTCCTGATTTATTTCGGGCCGTCTTGATCTTTCATTCTTTGGAGCACTTTGTCCATCGCTTGCGCCAAAAACTCACAAACTTTGACAATCATTTTGAGCACGTTGCTGATGACATAAAGGAGTGATTTTGGATCCTTGGTTTTAAAGGTTCTCATGGCAAGCTCGAGCAAGAAAATCGCGATCGTGATCGCCCACCCAGAGCTCAATTGATCAACAAAATGCTGGGCCTGATCCAAAACAGCCGGCTGTGAAACGGCTTGCGGAAGTGCCGCGGAGACCTCAACGGCCTGAGCCCACACCGTTTGTGCTGTAAAATAAAGCATGGTCATGATGGTCCAGAAAGTCATAAAAAAAGCGATCTCATTTTTTGATCTTTTCACGTTTGCCCCTCTTGTTTTTTGTTGATCATGTCCGACAGCTTGTCGATGCGGTTCATCCATCCGGCAATGAAAACTTGCTGACTTGGATTCTGTTCAACAATCTTTCGGTAACTTTCGCGGGAAACTTGAAGAAAGCTTTCGGCAAGGATTTTAGGGTCTTGCGCGTTGATGGCCTCAATTGTCGCCGGCCCCATTATTCCATCCTCAGAAATCTGACAAGATGATTGAATCAAATTGATGCATTTCTGGACCTGACGGATCACCTTGCCGACTCCCCGATTCACGCCCTGATCAAACAGCAAGTAAGCGAGAGTGAAGTCATGGATCTCAGGACACCCCAAAGGCTCCCAATACAGCGCCCAGTAAATTCTCTCGGTGTCTTTGAGGGTCAATGACTTGATGTCGTCCAGCGTGGCTTTGCGGCCCATGTAAGTTGAAAGGGTGCCGATGGTGATCCCGTACTTTGTCGCCCCACCGCGGTCATCTTTGTGATCAACAAAGCCCCCCTCGTGAGAAAGGAGCTTATTGAAAGCATCAAAGAATTGGTCCATTACGAGCTGATCCCGTACTCGAGCAAGCCGTATCGCAAACGCCATTGAGGGGCATTCGGTCCGTAACTGTCAGAGGCTCCCCATGAAAGAGTCTCCCCTGGGAACAAGATGATCCCGCCTCCGAAACCCTCTTTACCCACGGTGTTTGACATTGAGTTGTAATACTCAGCGATCGCGTATTTCTCATAGCGCTGCATGTAAGGACCAACACCTGGTCCTGACAGTGCCTCGCCGCCTGGGTTCAAAAAGATCCGTCCATAGTTTGGATTCGGAGTAAATGGGGCGTTGCCGATCCCGCCGTACTGGGTATTCATTCGGATGACCGCACCAGTGATGGGATCATTTTGTTTGAGCGTGATGCCGGCGAAATTGAAAATGTCCGGGTCACTTGTTGAACCAGTCCCGTAAGAGAAAAGGATCGGCGTCACGATCGCCAAAGTGTCCAGCGGACAAGTGTAAAAATCCCGATTCGCAAAGTTGTTCACGACCGGAGCCACATCCGTGATCATTGAAATTGTTTTGGGGCTTCCGCCACCTGAGCCAAACGTCATGAAAATTCTCCTTTATCTTGGAAGCCAATAAATTTCGACCTGAACATCCTTGGGATTGCCGCCCATCACTTGCAAAAATTTCGCTTGAAGCACATCCCCGATGTTCACATTGAGCCTTGGAACAGTCGAAAGAACCGGAGCCACAGCACCAGTCACCGTCTCACCAGTTCCGATCCAAGTGTTCGCCGGAGCTGCGCTGGTGATCTTTGGAGTCGTCGCAAAGATCGAAGTCCCAAGACCCCCGGATGTTGTAAATCTCAGCACGTCAATTTCTGTGGTGCCTGAGATCCCTGGATCCCCGTTGAGAATGGAGGCGCCGATGATTTGTGCATTGAACTTGAAACGAAAAAAAGCATCGAAACGATTGCGTCCGAGGCCTGATTTGTAAGCCCCGTTTGCTGTGAAAATGGTCGCAAAATAATTGTTTTCGAGAATGTGATTGATCGATCCAGCCATCGGCTGAAATAGCGACTCAGATGTCGGCCGGCGCGTGACGAGCTGTTCGGTTTGGATCAGCAATCGATCGCCTGGAAAATTACTCATGTCTCACTCCTGTAATATATTACAAGTTACAATATACGGTAAGCACCGCCACCATCAATGAAGCCCACGAGCTCCACTTTGTCGCCGGCGGCTGGAACAAAATCAATTGCTGTCTGTAATGTCACCGTGTCACCCATGACGCTGTCAACCTTTGCCTCGATCGACACCTGAGACCAATCCGCTTTTCGGACAAAGATCGAAAGACCCGCGGTCATTTTTGCGCCGTCACCAGGGGCCACATCAAAAACTGTGGTGCTGAGTCCTGAATCAACGGTCAAAGTCGGGTCAATGTGGGCAAAAGCGATCTTGTATTTCTGTCCCACGGCCGCGGACACTTCCGAGTAAAGATCAATGTCGATGATCGTGTCGGGTGGGGGAGGTGTTGAAAATGGAGGATCCACCAGCATCGCGTAAGGGTCGCCCGGATCAAATCCCAGAAATGTCTTGTACTCTGACAATGTGGTGCAATCGTAAGAGTGAAACCAAACGGTCTCCCCTTCAAATCCATCCCATTTTCTTTTCTCGTTGCCCGGGTAAAGAGCTCCAAAAGAATCCTTGATTTTGATCCTAGAAGTTGATGATCCAATGTCCGTCAGAGTGCTCGGGCTGATGGTCGCAAATCGATCGTCGATCTGGTATCCCAATTGAGTCGCAAGGAGCAATGTGGCTGTCCCTGATTTCATGTCCAGTGATCGCTCCCAAACCTCAAAAAGCTGAGCTCCGAGATCTCTGGATCCATCTTGTAAATTTGAAATGTGAAGGTCGCCATTGTCATAAACCGGCACCACGTCGCCCACTTCGATGAGTGATGAAGCTTGCCAATTTGTCGAAAGCCGGATTGTCACGGCCGCGTCTTTGTATCGACGAAGCAAGTAAAGACCGCGGCGATCGATGAAACTCTCAGCGCCGAGATCCGAATGAAGTCCGCGAGATTGAATTGGGAGCACTGAGCTCACCGCAAATCCGACCTCCTCTGACAGAGAATCAGTGTCAATTTTTGAAAGTGTGTCCGTGAACTCGCCGGCATCGTTGACGTTGTACTGGTATTGAACCTCGTTGAAAAATGTTCGATTGTTCAGCGCTTGCATCACCTGGATGTTTTGCGGCTGGACGATGTTTGACTTGTTCAAGAAAATGGATCGGCCATCGATGATCGGCGGCTTTGTGATCGTGACCGAAAGGCGTCCGAATCGGGTCACAGAGTAAGCACCGCACGGAAGCAAGAGCTCTTTTTCGATCAGATCTTTGGATGCGATCGGTTCACTTTGGAGGATCCGCATCGTGTTGTCTGACTGAAAAAGAAATGAGATTTTTGTGTCTTGCCATCTCGCCACATCAACATCGTAAGTCTTAAGCTTCGTCCCGCAATTGATCGGGAGCGTGTCGTACTGTGAGCGAATGTCAAAAGTCGCAGTCGTCGGCCGGCCGCTGTTGACGGTCTCATTGACGAACACCACTTTGTTCGGATACCCAGCAAGATCTCCGAAAGCACGGACCGTGAATGCTCCGGTGTTGCCGAAATCGGGATCAGTGACGAACATGTAAGAGCCGACGGCGAGACCGTAATCCTCAACCGCGTTCACTTTATCCGGCAAAATAATTGCGTTTGGAAACGACAACGGATTTGCAAGCCCGGTGAGATTGAATCCAGAAATCGCTTTTCCGGTTTGATTCGGACCAGCCCATCCAGAGAGCATGATTTTTAAAGCAAGATCGATCGGATTGCCGGTGAGCTCGACGTAATTTGAAACGTCATCATCAAAATTGATCTCGCCGATCTTTGAACCGCGAGCTCCGCGGGTGGCGATGATCCCATCAGTGAGCACATCTCCCGGACCGTACTCTAAAAATTCGTCATTGATTTTGATGTAGGTCTTGACCGAGGTGTCGTACGTTCCGTCAGGCCCTAAAATTTGTTTTGCAAATCCGTCGGTTTTTGCCATCGGGATCTTGATCGGAGATGTCGGAGCATTGGCGATGAACACCTGTTGCTTTCCAATCCCCTGACTCGTTAGATCCACGATCAAGCCGGACGGAGTTTGTGAAAGTTGAAAATTGTTTGGATCAAGGACCTGGGCGTAATAAGTTTGACCCAGCACAAGCCCGCCAATCCCCACGCCGGAAGTTGAGAACACGAGCTCTCGGTCTTGAATGAATCCATGATTTTGAATTGTAATTTTATCCGCGACAGTGTCCACGGATGCCGGATCAAATTCAAATCCGAGATTGCCCACGATCTTTGAAGCGGTGACTTGCAACACTCCCGCACCAGTTGAGGTGATGTCGAGTGTGGGGCCATCCCATGCGGTTGAAAGCTGGAAGGTGTTTGCTCCCGTGGGCTTGACGTAATATTCGGTTCCAAACTCGATCCCACCAGGGAGAGCGGTGTCGGAGCCGAATGTGACTTTCGTGTCTTGAGTGTATCCGTGAGCCGTCACCGTGATGGTGTCGGTTCCCACATTCACATCACCAGGCGCAAATGTTTTTACGGCTGAGTAAACAAGACCTTTTCCGAGAAAGAAATTTTGTTGCCGGCGCTTGAGATTTGCATCTGTGAATTGCAAAATCACTTTTGTTGCGGCGATGTTGATCGATGAAACGTAACCGCGGAACACGACAAAGTAATCCTCTGGGTAAGAGGTGTTTGCGTATCCGAGATAAATTTTGACAAGCCTTCCGCCCATGATCTGAGAGAAAGATTTTCCGGGCGTCACAAACTCAGTCATGAATCCGTCTTTATCCACGAACTCCATTGAGTAAGTGCCGGCGGATCCTCGCCCCTGTTCGGGCTCAATTTTCTGAGAGATCACCATGTTTGAGTTTGGCGAAATGATTGCCTTCAAACCTGGGATCGGGATCAATCCCCCATAGACGAGACCTGGGTCTCCGTATCTGATGTTGTCCTCTCCGTAGCGGATTTTCTTGTAAGTTTGCACGAGAGAGAAAGCTTTTCCCTCGCCAAAATCCACGACGACGTTGAGCTGTTTGACTGAGGATTTATTTTGGAGCTCGTAATTGTAAGGATAGTCACTCACCGTCAGAGTCTCCCGTCACCTTGTCGATTCGTTTGTGAGCTCTGACCGCTGTGTTTTTTGCGTCAGCAATCCCCATCTGAGTCTCTTTCACAAACATCCCAGCCTGAAAAAGCATTTTCAAAAGCAAAATAATCGTGCTCAAGTTTCCAACAACGAGAACGCCGAGGGCGATGTACACGCCCGTCGGGAGTTGTGCTGTGGATTGAGCCGCTGCCTCCATTACCTAGGTCCTTTGCAAATGATCCCAAAGTCAAAGTTCGCATCACTCAAATTGTTTTTGCAATCCACGATTACGCCCGTCGTTGTTGCTGCGCCCGCATTTGAGCAAGTGATCTGATTCACGCCCGATGAAAAATTTGCCACTGGAATGCAAGTGACGGGTCCGGCCGAAAATGCCGGCGAAAAAGTGCATGTGCATCGACCTGTTGTCGTGAACGAGCAAGAAATTGAATTGCCTGATGATGTTGCCACGCAAGACGAACCGTTGTTGACAACATTGGCGTGCTCAATTCTTTCCGCACTCAGAGAGTTTGATGTCACAGATCCGATGATGATCGGCGCATTGTATCCGTAAAACTCCTCAATGATGATGATCCCGTTTCCGCCGGCGACACCATTTTGACGAGCGCCCGTTCCGCCGGCGCCACCAGTTCCCACAGAGTAAGCGTAAGACGGCAAAAGACTTGGGGCATTGACGATGAACTCAAGGTATCCGCCGGAGTTACCGCCACCGCACCCTTGAAAGGTGGAGTTCGCAAAAGATCCAGTTCCGCCTCCGCCTCCGCCAAAACGTCCAACGGTTCCAAGATTTTCACGGCCTGAGCCCACACCGCCGATTGCGATGAAATTTGATCCACCATTACCGCCCGATGTTCCGGCCGACGCATTTGCCGACGCTCCACCTTGACCGCAAACCGAGTCACTTGAAATGATCGGGATCGCACCCACGATCGTATTGCTGTTTGATCCCAAGGTTTGGCCCTGACAAGAACCTTGAACGGCTCCGGTCTGACCTAAAATCGCTGTGGCGTTTCCGAAAGTTGTCGATGTTCCATTTGATCCAGATGTGCAAGATGTTCCGCTGTTACCATTGGAGCCGCCTCCGCCACCTGTCATCTTGACTCGAATGCTGGTGACGCCTTGAGGGACGGTGTAAGTTCCAGATCCAGATGTCAGAGTGGTGACTGTTGGTTGTCTTACGGTCGCAGCGCTGACAGATTGCTGTAAAGCCGGCGGGAAAAAGTTGATTTCAAGAACGCCGCTCACCCAACTGAAAGAATTTGATCCAGCTCCGTTTGCTTCATAAGCCTTGAATCGAATCGTGTCGCCGATCGCGTAACTAGATGTGTTCACAACACATGGCGGAGGATTCGCATAAAAACCAGTCGAAGGCTCACCGCCTCCGTTGATGTTATTTTGCGCAAGTCCGTGAATGTATCCGGAAGCATCCAGCGGTGTTGTCGTGCTGTTCTTGTAAACTTTGGCGATCATCGCTCTCATTGTCGAGGCACTTGCCGGAGTGTAATCCAGGCGAGGGCAAAATTTTACCTGATAGTCGCCGGCTACGGTGGCGGTAAAAACACCAGATGAGTGCGTGAAATTTTCAAGTTTATTGATCGTTGCGCCGGACCAAGTGAACAAAATGTCAGTGTCATGCGTGGCTGTGAGAGCTCCTGACCAAAAGAAATTGACAACATTTTTTGCGGTCCCTGATGTCCCGATGTTTTTATTTTTTCCAACGTAACCAGAATCAACCTTGACCGTGCCAGTCGCCGATGATGTTGATTTCAATTTCACACACAGCGCTGATCCAGTGGTGGCAACAGATGTGGGCGCAATCTCAATCCATGAATCGCTGTTGCTCGCGCCGATGCACTGTTGTTCGCTGGATCCAATGACGGAGCAAACTTGCAAGTTTGCGAGAGTGGTTTTTACTCTTAAAGATTGAGTAAGATTTGTCCCGCCTTTTTGCCCTGTCGGAGTCACGCACTGAGTAAGGATGTCCCCATTGACCGCGGTAAGAGCGATCGACATGGATTTTTTTCCGTCATAAAAATTCGTCGTGTCAACCGTTGCGGTTCCGTTGTTGACGGTCCAGCCGGTGCCGAATGTCTGATGCTCAAAGCCTGGATTGACCAGGAGATTGTCTGGGTCACTTTCCAAAAGAACAGCCTTGTCGCCGGTGACGGTGACTCCTGAGTTTGGAGTTTCAAGCCGCTCGATCGTTTGAAAAGTTGATTGCGCCTGACCTTTCCCTTTGACGGGACCGACCTGGGCAAAAGAATTTGTGGATAAAAATACTAGTATTAAAATACAAGTAAATAAGTTTTTCATTAGAACACTCCCCATGCTGTTGCTGAAAGGCCTCGGATTGACATGCGTGACCATTGAAAAGGTAAAGTCTGAGCGTTGCCTTCGTCAATCGTGTCCGCTCCGGCGCGCTGAATCGTAACCACGTTTGCCTCAACATTGTCCACGCGCTTGAAGGTGTACTCTGTTCCGATCGTTCCAGCGGCGGCCGCCGGCAAGGTGATTGTCACAGCTCCCGCCGTTGCATCGATCAAAATCAATCGGCGAGGGTAAAGTGGATTTGCAGTCAAAGAGCTCGTTGTTGAAATCGTGGAGACAAGTGCGGCACCTCCGCCGGCTCCCCCTCCACCGCCCACGAGCATGACCCGTGAGCTCACAGAGTCTTTGACCATCAAGACAGAAGCATCAGGCTGTAAAATAAGATCCGCACCGTTGCCAGTGAGAAATCCCTCAGCCCCAAAGTTGTTGATCAAAGTTACATTGGATCCAGTTTTGTTGATCAAAACCGCGATCTGTTCGTTGCCCATGGTGAGCACTCTTTGGATGGAAACCAGTCCAGCACCAGTGAGTCTCAACACGCCTTTTGCGGGAGCCGGCAAATCGGCATTTGCTCCCGTCGTGGTGTTGTCGGTTTGGGTGTCAAACCTGATCAGGGCTTGCATGATCATGTTGCTGGTCCATGTTTTTGCACCAGCAAAAGTCTGTGCGATCGCAGTCATAAAGCCCGGATTTGAAGCATCCGCCGGCTGACCGTTCAGAGTTCCAGTTCCAGAGTCATAACTGAGACCGTTCGCATTCGGAACAGCGCCCACGGCCGCGAGCAAAAGATCAGTGCCGCCTCCGCCTCCGACCATGTGAAAAAATGAGTCAGTGCCGTTGTAATAAAGGACGATCGTGGCGTTTGCTTTCCATTTGAAGTCCGCCGCGGTGCCTGTCCGGATGTTCCCGGTGTTGTCTTTGACGGTGATCTCCACGCCTGTTTTGTTGATCGCAAGGAAAAACAAACCATCTGAGCCACCTGAAATTGTTTGAATCGAAACCAGAGAGACGTTTGTCAGTCTCACGGCCGTCGTGGATGGCGCCGGCATTGTTGCCAAAGATCCGGTCGTCGTCGAGTCCGTTGAGGTGGCGAAAAACATTCGGGCCTGGATGACAATGTTTGCCGCGAATGTTGCGATCGCTTGAAAAAGCTGAGTTCCCACCCAAGTTTTTGCGCCGCCCAGAGTTTGAATGCCCGCGGACATCAAGCCTCTGAGGGTCGATGTTGCATCGATCACATCGGCGGTCGCATTGTCCGATGGAATTACGGCGTATTCTGAGTAAATGGGAGCATCGAAAATCGGATTGAAAAGCTCTTGATAATAAAGGAATGCGTCTACAGATGCGCCAAAAGAATAGGGAGTCTCTGTTCCAGCCAGATCGACGTAATAAGTGAGAGTCCACACACCAGCAGAGTAAGTAAGGCGCCCATAAACAACATTACCAAGGCCATCAACAAACGAGTCACCGGTGTTCGCTCCACTTCCTTGCCTGATCACCACGCGATTGTTTGGCGCAATGACGACAACACCTTTAAGGGTATCGCCACCAGATGGAACTTTGCCAGTAAATTCAGCGGACACATCAGTGGATCCACCGGTCACGCCCGTCAAAAGAGGGGCTTGAAGCACGGATCCTTTAAGGATGACGCCATCAATTGACGCCGCCTGAATCAGCGCGCCGCCGCCCAGAGACCCGTCATGAGAGTGACCGCCGCCGATCGTGGTGTTGAAAAACTTTTGCGAAAGAGCCTCAAGCCTTGCCAGAAAACTCTCAACAGCCGTGAAGCCTTGGGAGTTTGTGAAGGTCGGAAGCGCATTGTAAGCAAGCCCCGCGACCTTTCCCATCCAGGATTCAATCGAGTTTTTCTCTCTTTGGATGTTGACCATGGCTGGTCCCGAGACCGTCGGAGCGTTCACGTCTTGATCATTGAAACTTATTTTTCCGAGAGCGGTGTCATCCCCGTTCGCATCCAAAAATGCCGGGTTTGTGTTTGCTTCATCAACCGGTGTCCCGTTTACAATCCCGCCCATTTATGACTCCTTGACTCGAAATTTGAGCATCCCTGTTGAGTAATTGAATGGAAAATCAGGGAGCATTTCTTTCATCTTAAAGGCCAAACCCTTTGCGTCCTCTGGTGTTGATTCAAGCGTGCAATCAAAAAACACACCCGGCGTACTTACTTCCGGTGTGTATTCCAGAGGCTTTTGCTGAATCGCCCAGGTCATCAGATCGGACCAGTCGGTCACAACTTTGGCCTCGGGCTCGTACTTAAAATTCATTTCAAAAAATCTTTGCACTTGCCACACGATCGCTTCTTTCGTTCCATCGGCCGCAATGTTCACGGCTCCGAAAATGGATCTCTGAATGGTCGGTGGGGTGTAATTGTACGGAGTGTATTCTGAAACGAGCGCGATGCCCGCGGTTGAAACCCCGTCATAAAACAAAGCGGCTGATCGATCGATGACAGCAAATCCGATCGTGGGTGCGATGCTGGATGCGACCCGTGGGCCTGATCCAAACAAGAGATCGAGGTAAGTGCCGTTTGTGGCAATCCGCACGCGATTTTCTGTCCCTGAGTTGACCGTTCTATTTGCCGAAATTGAGTAAATGTGAATCGGATCCGCGGCTTCCATGGCCCGCTTGATCTCTCTCATCAATCCAGTGAGCGAGTAAAAACCCACTTGCAAAGTCGCAAGTCGGATCGGGCCACCCATGGTGGATCTAAAATCAAGTGATGAATTGAGAGGAGTGACCTCAAACCCAAAAAGAAAAAGTGATTTGTCTCTTAAAGCCATTACCCACCCACTCCGATTTGTTGATACTTAAAGTCAGTGCCGTCAGTCGCCTGACGAATCATCTCGAGCATGCGGGTTTTTGTTTGCTCTGTCTCGAAGTAATTGCCCATGACTTGCACGGTGACTGATTTTTTCTTGTCCTCAAGGAGCTCAGGTTTTTCCGTGAGCGCCGATGAACTAGGTGAGGATGCTCCACCGCCCCCTCCTCCGCCGGAGCTGCCCCCGACACCTCCGCCACCCGCATCTCCCGCTTGCGAGCGTAAGAGTCCAGAAAGAGCGATGAGAGCACCCCCTTGTGCAATTTCAATTGGATTCATTGTTCCGATACCAGAGGCCAAAAGGAATTGTCCTTTCGCCTCAGCAACATCCGCGATCGAGCTGAAAAGAAAACCTTTCATCGCATCACCAGCGGATTTTGATCCATCGCCCATCGCCTTGAATGCGGCCGCGGCGTTCTTGTTCAAAGAGTTGAAAACAAGCTGACCTTGAGTTCCGTAATTTTTCATCGATGCGCCGGCCGTTGCAGCACCTTGAGCAAACGCGGCTTTGATCCCGTCGCTTGCCGTCTTTGCACCCTTCACTTGATTGTCGTAAACTCTGAGGGTGTTTTGTTCCATGTCGCGATCGATGGCCTGGATGCGGGCGACTTTTTCCGCTTCCATTTGAATGATCATTTCATTTGCCTGTTGCTTCGTCAGGATCTCGCCGAGCTCCCCTTGACGTTTTGTCTCAGCGATCGTGGCATCCATTTGAGCCTCGACATTTCGCCGTTGCTCCATTTGTAAGGCTTTGTAATTTTCAGCATTCTCAGTGATCTCGAGCTCGGATTTGATCCGTTGCTCCTCGATCTTTAAGAGTTCAGAGTTGAATTTGTTTTCTTGCTCAAGCTGAGCTTGTTTGTCGATGCCGCCGTTTTCTTTTTTCGGCTTGTTCTTTTCGTCCTCGAGCATCTTGTTTGACTGAGCCGCGGACTTACGACGATCCTCCTCTTCCATCAATTGACGAATGAGAGCAATCTCGTTTTTCTTTTCTTGGATCTCGGCACGAGTTTCGGCGAGCATGGCTTTTTTATTGCCCGCATAAAAATCCAAAACCTTGCTTTGATCATTGTACTTTTCAGTCAGTGCCTCAACTTCACGCCCCAAAATTCGGAGCTGAGCTTCTTGCTGTTCAACGCCCTCGCCAAAGCTTGACTTGAGCTGGTCTGAAACTTTGCCCAGCATTTTGTCGAAATATTCGATCGCCTTTGTGAAAGCGGGGCCAAACATTTTATTGAAAGCAATGGCAACAGCGTCGCCAGTTTCCTTCCAGGTTTGCCCGAATCTCTCGGTCGCAGTCTGGATGCCCTCTTGTTCAACCTTGAGGGTCTTGTATCTGTCCTCGGCTTTTTTGATGATGGCTTCTGAGATCGCAGCTTGTCGGCCCTGTTCGCTGAGCGCCTTGACGGTCGTCCCAATTGAGACGGCATAATCTCTGAGAGCTTTTTCTGAGTCGATCGTGATACCGATTTGACGAAGCTGAGCGGCGTTGCCTTTTGCAACAGCATTTGTGATTTGCTCAAAACGCTCGTTCATCGTGCCGCCGAAACCGGCCGCGGCTTTCTTTGCTATTTCAAAAAACTGAGGGATCTTGTCGGAGTTCTCCCCGAGTAAAGACATCGCCCTTTGTGCTGATTTTAAAGCGTCCTCGAGGTCCTCGGTTGTCCCGATGGATTTCTCGATGTTGCTTTTCATCTTTTCAGAATTGACTCCGACGGCATCAGCAAAGGCGTCGAATTGTTTGTGAACCTTTTCGATCTGTTCGCCCTCTTTGGCGAAATCAAATGCGACTTTGACGGCGAGCACGGCCGCGGTGACCGCGGCAATCGGACCAGCCAAAGCGGACAATCCAGCCACGAGACCAGAAAGATTTTTCATGTCTCCGATGGATTGAACTTTGCTGAGGAGGCCTTCGAGCTGAGCTCCGGCCTCTTTGGCATCTAGATCAAACTTAAATTTGTCATTGTTCTCGTTGCCCAACGGTAATCCCCATCAACTGTGCTTTTTTCCGAAGAGTCGCCGCCACAATTGACGCCGCCTGATCGGATTGCGTTTTGTCAGACATATCGAACAAGAGAGGGTTTTTCGCTTTCTCCCTTTGCTTCTCATTCAACAGCAACGATCTGTAATGGCTTTTGAGGCCGGCCTGAAAATTCGGTCCTCCGTAAGCCACACCCACCACATCACACAGTTCAAAAAGGAGCCTGACAGTGTCATCCTCTTTGATCTTTTTTGCGTGACGATAAATCATGCAAAAAGTCGGCATGGGTAAACTGATGAGCTCTGTAAATCCCATGCTGGTCATCATCGTCATCTCTGAAACCATTTTCCCGAGCTCAATTACAACGGAGCTGGGTGCTGATTCATGATGAGCATCACTTTTTCCAGAGTTTTTTTTTGATCCCCAAACAGTCGTCCGGTGTGGAGGTCCACCATGATTTGAAAGAGTGCGGCGACTTGCTGTTGACCCATCTTGCGGATGTCATCTCTGGTAATTGTTTTGCACACGCTCGACACGAGATTGAAATACGCCTCAACGAGTTGATCCGGCGTCACGACTTCTTGCTCTTGAAGCGCCAAAACTTTGGCGTAAGCGGAAGCAAAAATCATGAATTGCTGAACCGAAAGAGGGGGGATTTCGTGGTCTCGACCGAGGAGTCGAAAAGATACTGTTTCAACGATCATCGCATCAAGATCAGCCACCATTACGGGTGACTGACCTTTTGCTTTGGCTTTTTGGCGGGAGGGCAAAAAGTTTTTGAGCATTTATTTTCCTTTCGGTTACACCAGAGTGGTGTCGCCGTAGCGGAAAAATCTCGCTGGAACTGATGAAAGATCCGGCAAAATTGTCCACACAGTTTTTAATTTCGCTTGACCCTCTGGTCCGTAAGAGATCTCAGACTCAGCGGATGAGCACGCCTTGTAAAATGTCCAGTCAGTATCGACATCAGCATCAGCTTTTGACAGCGGATGTAAAGTCAATTCGCCGGCGTTGCTTTGATCTCCATCACCGATCGCAGAGTTCCAATCGATCGCACCAGCGCCGACAATTTCAAGATCGCCTGATCCATCTGATCCAGTGGTGTTTATCGCTGATCCACCCAAGGTCGCTGAAAGCTCGAAATCATTCGCTGTGAGTCCAGCCGCAATGACGTAATAAACTGTTCCGACAACCAAACCAGTCGGCAAAGTTCCGTTGATGAATTTCACTTTCTGACCAGCCACCAGGCCGTGAGCTGTTTTTGTTGCCAGAGCGGGAGTGTCCGCGGTGACAGCAACAGCGGTCAAAACTTTCGGCACCTGAGTCGCGTGTGGGAACACGATTTTCCAGATGTCTTTATTTTGGATCTCCGCAAGTGAGGTCGTCACTTTGATGTCGATCCCAGACACACGTCGATCAAGAACGGTTGAGCCGAGCTGATCCGCCTTGATGTCTGCTTTTTTGTATCCCATGGAGATCACGACGTTGTCGAGAGTGCCTCCGAGGTCAGATGCGACGCTTGCACCTGGGGGTTTGAATTTCACTTTCATGGGCGTGAGCTCCATGTTCTTTGTGTCGATCTGTCCGAATGAAACTGGGGGCATGTTCTTTCTCCTTTTTATCTTTTTTCAAAGTGCTCGACCTCAAGAGTGAGCATCACTTCCTTACGGAAGGGATTGTCTGACTCCCCTGGTTTTTGCGCCTTGGCTTGAAAAGTGTTTGAATACTCTATTTTGATGACCTTGATGACGTTCTTGATGTTTGCACCGACCACATCAATGTGAGCCTGATCAAGAAGCGCAAAAAGAGCGTCTTGATACCGCCAACATTTCAGAGTCAACAGATCGGCATTGCGATCCTCGATCAGAGCTGAAACGTAAACCGTGTTTTTACTTGAAATGAAATTTTGTCCGCGATCGAGAGCCAGATCCACACTGTCACCGATGATGAAAATTGCCGGACAGCGATACCCGATGGCGTTGTCGAAAATAAAATAATCCTTCGGCGGCTCCATCGAAACGCGATTGTCTGGGCGATCGGCGGAAACGATCGCAAGCTGAGCTGCGATGTCTCTCTGGATCAAGGCTTGGATCGGAAGGACCGTGCCTTCCATGATTCTCAAGGGGCTTTGTGGCATTACGTTTTACCCCTTTGCGTGATGAATTTTTTGTACTTGTCTTTCAGGCCGTTCATCATCTCGTCACTGAAAATGAAAAATGGGCGCGATTCGTTCACATACTTTGCGTAAGGAACGTCCACCCCGACAATTAAGGATCTGTCAGAAATGATCTTGCGGTGCCCCGGACCCTTGTTCATGACGGCTTGATACAATCTCCCCGACGCGATCAAAACCTTTGTTCCGCCACCAGGAGCGTCCGCCCATCGGCGTTTTTTCCATGCGGCGTAAGTTGAGCTCAAAGGCTTCCATGGTTCCAAAGTTCCAAAGCCATCAGTCCGTCCCTGGGTCATCCATCGTTTCATTTGCGCTTTCAAATAAGTCGGGTAAACAACGCGCTCCAAAAAGGCACGCACTTGTTTTGACTGTTCGATCATCGAGTTGAGTTGTCCGATGATTTTATTTTCAAGCGCAACGATCCGAGCTTTCATTTATCTCCTAGGCACTGGGTCTGAAACCCGTCCTTGAATACTTCCAGCAAATGGAATGTTTGATTGACCACTTCGTCCGTAAAAATCATCACGAGTTTTGTAAGCCTCTTTGCGAGAGAGCTCAGCCGATCGCATCCACGCATCCACGGGATTGAATCGACCTTTCTCCATCGCGTCACTCAAAAGGTATTGCTCAGAAAGCATCTGAGCCCATCTTGACGAGAGCTTCTGGTAAGCCTCAGCGCATGCGTACTTTAAAGCCGCTGGTCTGAGTCCTGGCTGAATGTTCGTGTAATCATCACCCAGAGACAGCCAATTGCACGCGATTCGCAAGAACTGTTGGATCTCTGTGTCGATGAACCACTGGGCGTAATAAGAGGCCTCGAGCGTGTCTGTGTTTGCGGGAGGGGCGACGAGCTCGAAGTCTCCGGTCTCTGGATTGTCGGAAGCAATGTCAGCCACCGTGAGGAGAGCTCCATTTTTCCAAACACCCAAAGGGGGAGTCGTGACTGTTGGATCCACCGCCGGCGGCGTGGGGATCACATCGTTTGTAAAGTTTTGAAGTCGGCGAAATTCGAGAGTCTTAAATCTCAAATTCACGCCATCAAGATTGCCGAAGACTTTCTTGCGGTAACAGTGTTTGTCTTTGGCGTTGTCGGAAAGCATTGTTCTCAGATCCGACTCTGGTCCAGCCCACGTCATGCGAGAGCCTCCAAAGCTTCATGAAATTTCATGCCCTCAGTCAAGAGCAAGTATCTGTGACCGAGCTTTTGCATCGCCTCTTGTTTGAGCGCAAAAGGTTTTAAGTCATGTTTGTGTGTGGGCTCATCAACAAACAGCGGTCCGCCGTTTGCGAAAGGAAAGTATTTGTCCACTGTCCACATCTGATTGTTGAAAGGGAATGCCTGTTTTGAACCAGGCCAACAGAAATTGCGCTCGTGAAATTTGTCGCCGGCGACTTGTTCAGCGACGGTCAAAAGACCTCTGGATCTTCGAGCGATGCCGAGTTTTGTGGCTTCACTTCGAGCGGCTTTGACTTTCTCTTCGAGCTTTTCATCCTCAACCGTGAACTCAGTTCCCAAAACATCAGGGCGGTTGATCACCTCTTGTTTGACGTTTGGATTTCTTTGCCGAGATTTTTCTTTCTCTTTTTGCATGCGGGTCTCCATGTTTGAAAATTGCGGGAGTAACTGATGAACTCCCCCGGAGGGGAGCCCATCAAATATTCATTCTTGGATTATTGGATTAGACGGATCCGTCGTTTCCTTGCCATGCAAATCGCGGATCGATCCAGTCAGCATTCATGCGTGATGAAGCTTTGAAACGATAGATGTCGCGGTTGAATGACTCACCAGCATTTTGCGCCTCTTGCTCAAGAGCAACGGGCTGACGCATTTGCAAGATGAAGAACGGTTTTGAATCGTCCACGATGTACCAGGCTTTTGAATCGCCGGCCACAGTTCCGTCCTGTTTGAACATGAAACGTGACACAGTCATTTGCAAAAGACCTTTGATCGGATTGATCGCGAAAGCTCCACCCACGTTGCCGGCCGCGGCCGCACCTGATGGATAGTAAGCTGAGTTGAACAACACCGATGCATCGAACTCAAGAGTGTTACCGATCAAAAGACGTTTCGGCTGAACCATCATTTTGATGCCTTGTAAGTTCTTTTGAGCCGCCATCTGGATCATACCGTTTTGGATGTTTGACTGGGTCAAAGCACCGTAAGCGGTCGGACGAGTGATCGCGCCACCACGCAGAGCCGTTGCGGCCGGAGCCCACGGGTAAGTCGTCTCGTAAGACGGCTTTGTCTCTGTTTGAGGGATTGAGTAATTGATGTATTGCATGTTTGCAACGGACGCCAATTTACCGTAGCACAGCACTTCCGCGAGGATTGCCATGTACTCACCCAACATTGAAGCTTGCTGACTGAAAGTGCCTGACTGGTCATCATCCAAAAGCTCTTTTTGGAGCGCGTAGATTGATCCGAATTTCAAGTTTTTCAGCTCAAGATCCAAAGCCGCTGCGCCCACTTCTGGATAAAGTTCGCCTGGACCCACGTCACGAGGGAAACTCACACCATGGTTTGGAGCATAAAGCTCAGTGTTTTTGTTTGATGATGTAACAGTGACCCAGTCTGTGTAAGTGACCGGAGTCGCCTTATACATACCGTTGACGATCTGTTGCAAACCAGCTCGCAAAAACTGTGTGAAAGACGAACTCATGTCCGCTTCCATCAATTGCTTTTCAAGATTTCTCCATGAAAAGCGGCCTTCCATCAACGGAAACTTTTCAGTGTCCGTCACTGGATCGACGTTGTGTTTTTTCTTAAGGCTCTCACGGAGTTGTTTTACTCCGTCTTGGTTGATGAGCATGCGCTCGATCAACTTCTGATTACGTTCGCGTAACAGCATTTTTGTCTCCTAGGCCCCTAGTTATGGGGCAATAGAAAAGGGTTTAAAAAATCAATTAAAATTTCAAAGAATCATTTTTCGCACGGCATCCGATCAACACAGGAATTTCAGTTCCAGCGGCCGCACCAGCGATCGCGGGACCTTGATAAAGCCCGATTGATTTTGTTCCAGTGACAGTCACTCCTCGAGTGCCGGTCGCGGGATCAAAGAAAACATCGTCGCCTGGATTGATACTGTCACCAGTTTTCAAAACCATGTTTGCGACAACGCCGTAAACTGGACCCGGTTGATCAGAGATGGATTGAGATCCCACAACATCGGTGTTGTAAGGAGAAACTTCCTTACCATTGACCAATGAATTGCGAGCAATCCCGCAAAATGTTGAACATTCTGCCTCTGTGGTTGGACGACGGATTTTGTTTGTCGCATCGTCGAAAATCAGAGCGTCGCCCTGATCATAAGTTGTTGTGTTTCCGATCACAGCTTTGGCGCTCTCAAAGAGCGACTTAGGAGCAACGCTGCGAACGATTGTATTTTTGCCTGGCATTTTCTTTTCCTTTCGTTACTGTTTTAGTCCTCTTTCAAACACGCACCAAGATTGAGTCCAGATCCCTTGTCCGACTCAGTGAACGTCGCTTTCTCAGCGTCGATCACCATGCCACCGAAATCCAGAGCGCTTTCAGCACTCGCCTTTCGGGACCGGTATCCCTCGTGGAAAACCTTCCACGCCTTATCGACTTCCTCGACAGACTTGGATGATTCAACGAGTTTTTTGAACTCTCCTGTTACGGAGTTGTGAAGTTTGGATTCTTTGCAAATTTTTTCAATGTGTGAAGCAACAGCGGCTTTGCGCTCGCTCTCTTTAAAACCAGCGGCCTCACCTTTGAGACGCAAGTTCTCTTCACGCAGCTTTTCGATCTCAGATTTCTGAGCCGATTCTTTCACGCCGCTTTCTTTTTTGTCAGACTCCGCGGATTTATCCGATTCAGCTTTTTTGTCATCCGCACCGCTCTCAGATCCCGCATTTTTGGCTGCCTCTTGTTTTGCTGCCTCACGTTTTGCGGCCATGTGCTTTGATGCTTTGAGGTATCCAACAGCTTTAGATTCTGCCTCTTCATCCTTGCATCCCATCTCTTTGTGGGCTTCATAAGCTTCCTTTACGACTGCGCACTCTTCGTCTGAAACCTCTTCGTCACCGCCACCATGTTTTGCGATCATTTTTTTGATCAGCTCAACATCTTGAGCGGCATCGGCGTGTCCGCCTTTTTTCTGGTCGTCACCTTGAACGCCGTCAGCTTCTTTGGCTTTCGCGTCAGCGGCTTCTTTCGCGGCTTTTGCATCAGCTTCTTTTTTGTCAGCTTCGGCTTTTTTTTCTGCTTCTGTCTGCATTTTCTTTGCTCCTTCTATGAGGGATAAAATTTTACCGCCCGCTCCCGCCTCAGTAACAAGATCGCATGACACGGCCTCGTTGAACTTTGAAACGTAAGTGAGAGTTTCGATTCCTTGCTTCTTTGCTTCTTGAATTTTCGCAAGAGCCCCTTCCGGAACTCCCTTTTTCATGACTTGATCGATCGGCAATGGCTCTGAATCACCAGATGCATTGATCGAAAGACCGACAAACTCTTTGTCTGGGAACTTCTTTGCGAAAGCGACGGCGTGCTCCATGAGCTCACGAGCCCATTGATACGACTGACCGCCCATCACAACGAGGTCACCGCAAAGCCAGTGCTGACCAGATTTTGACTCCTGGACATGCACGTTTTCAAAGTGTCCGAGGATGTCACGAACAGACCGCTCGGGTCTCTCCTCAGCTTCACTTTCAGCCGGATGATCGGCGTAAATTTTCTTGCCTTCAAAGATCGGGATCGCAGACTCAAGGGCTTCCTTTGAGTAATAAGCGGAAGCGCCGAAATTGCCCATCCCCTCCTCGAGCATGACCACTTTGTATCTGGTCCGCATGCCTGATGAATCATCAACGGGCTGTGCGCTCTCAAGGAAAATTCGAGTCTTGAATCCAACAGGCTTGCGCGATTCTTTTGCACGCAAAGCTTGAGGATTGCCCGAGCTCATGTCGGCCTCTTTTTTCGCAGCGGGCGCAGCAACAGCCGGGTCCTTTGCGATGATGAAGCCTTCGGATTTTAAGAGATTGAAAAAGGTTGATGCGTTCATCTCTGGGTTTTTCGCGATCAAAAGAGTGATCGGATCTTGAGAATTGTTCCCAGAGTTTGCCGGCGTTTTCACATCCGGTGTCGCTTCTTGTTTGTAAGGAGATGCTTTTGGTTTGACGCGGGTAAACACCTGATCAAGAAAAGCAACGGGAGAGGATTCTTTTCGAGAAAAATTGCGGCCGTCCGTGGCCTTTGAGCCCCGACGATCCTTGCGGGACGTGACAACATTATGCGCCATTAATAGTCCCCTGGTAAGAGTAAATGTGTTTTTCTTTTGAAACGAATGTGGAGATTTGCTTTTTGACCGCCAATATTTTCGAGCTCAGGGGCGACTTGCAGGTCATCATCTTTGAGACCCTTGTCTTTCATGACCTGTTGAGCTTGCTCGGGCGAATCACATCGGACGCCATCCATCCACCAGATCTTTTTTTGGATCACCTTGCCGAGCTTGCCGACTTGGTTCTCGAACACCTCAAAGTTGTGCTCCTGGCTTTTTCTGAGGAGAGATGGGTTTGCGCAAAATTCTTTGAATGATGGGATCCCGTAATAAGAGGGATTTTGGAGGAGATCGTTGACCGTGGTGTCTTGAGTAATTTTACTAGAATCCACGGCTGTCCCTCGCATCCTTGCGCTCATTCCCTGATATATCTTGCCTTGCTGAATCATCATTGCCGCCCATCGCGGGCGGTGTTGTCAATGGATTTGTCATGAGAGCTCTCGGCCCCTCATCAGAATCCATCGATTGCTTTTCACGCTTGAAGTCGAAGTCCATGATCCCCAATTCTTTCGCGGCAATTTCAGCCGCTCTTTCTTTCGAGATCCAGCCCTGACTCTCAGCCATTGCAAGATCTTTAAGCTTCATTGATCGGTCTTGGGAGACGAGCTCTGGGAACGTCACCTCAATCTCGGCATCAATGTTGAATTTCTTAAATAGTCTAGTCGCCATGTTCATGATGATTTGCTCAATCAAATTACGGCGCATCTCAAACTTTTTGACCACGGGTTCGGTCGCGACCAAAGCCGAGGCTCTGGTGGATCCGCCCGACAAATGGGTTCCGAAATATTGTTGAGGGATACCGACGCCGGCGCAAATCATGGAAAAGCACCAGTCAAACGCATTTGAGTTCGTGCCTCTCCCCGCGGATTCATTCGACATGTATTTGCGCTCGATCTTGTCCGTGTGGACAAATTCAGATCCCGGGTTTGGGATCGTGCCGAGCTCTCGCTGACCTTCCATGTAATCGGTCACGTCATCTTGAGATCCCTTGATCGTCGTATCGATCGACCAGGCTGTCGCCTTTTGCATCCCAATGATGGAGTAATTCACAGAATCTCTCAGGCGTTTTGCATACCCGAGCACAGAAAATAAATCTGAGCGGCCGCGCTTTTCATTCGATCGACAATTGATTTTGTAATGATCGACCTGATCAGGCGGGAGCTGTTGATAAATGAACTTGGTTCCGGGAACAGGTTTGCCACCATCGGTCCCGGTGTACATCTGGTATTGAGTGGGAGCGACCCACTGGTAATAAAGGACGCGCTTGATGTCCTCTGGGTAAGTGACAATCTCCCAGATCACCGATGGATCGATCAGCCTTACGCGAGGGATCAAACCCTTTGGAGGTTCTTGTCCGGGCTGAACTTGATACGCGATGCGGGTCTCATTGTTTGGGAGCCACCACTGAAAGATCTCCCCATAAATTGAGAGCTCCTCACAGATCAAAGACATCATGTTGCGAAGGTCATTCACTTCATCAAATGCCGCCCACAAAGCTTGACCTTGTTTTTCATGCTCTGGGTTTTTGGAGTTTTTCACTTGCACTGACCAGTCACGGCCGAGAGCAAAGTCACGAATGATTTGCACGACGTTGTGAAGGATCGGATCGTGATTGTAAGCGTAAAAACACTGAGCGTGCATTTTCAAATAATCGTAATAATAAAGCTGCTTATTGAATGGGCCGCCGAGCATCGGTGTGAAGTCTTTGCCGCCCACCACATTTGCGCCACCAGAATCCATCTGGAAAGAATCGACTGACTCTTTGAAGGTGCGCTTTTTGTTGCTCTTGAAAGCTTCAATGAATTTGTCTTTTCCGAGGGGAGCAAGACGGGCGATGTTCGTGCCGGTCTCATGAAAGAAAACACGCGCCTCGATTTGAACTGACTTGTCGGCCTCAAGGAGAGCGACGAGCTCGGGAACTGTTTTGACTTTTGAGTGCTCAAGAAATTTTGAATCAGGGGAGACGTTGCGGTCCTCGTTCTCCCATCCTTCCGGCAAAGCTTTTGTTTTGACGGACTCCATCTTAATTTTTGAAGGTTTATCAGATGAAGCGGGCGCAGCTTTGCGCCCTGGCTTTTTTATCGTTCGTTCAGCCATTGATCAAACTCTCTTTCGGTGTCTGTGTTGTCAACCGCCTCAAGACTCTCACTTGCCGGGGCAAGAGTGCATCTGCAATTAAAGTGTGCGGGCGGAACTATTGCTCGGCAAGGATCATCTCTTTTGTCGCTCTCAAGTCTGGACTTAATTTCAGAAGTCAAGAGCCCCGATCTCCATTCGCAACAATGATCAGTACGATCGTCCAGGATTGCGATCCACACAAAGTCATTGATGCCGTTCTTATTTGCGGCCTCAACTTGTCCGGATCTCACTTGTTCAACGAAGTCATGCACGACCTCATTCTCAATCTCCCATGAGTAAATCTTGTCCTCGTTGGGGATGTTGCTCCTGATTTTTAAATCGTTGTAAGGATTTGTGATGTCCATGAATGACTCCGGCGATCGATCTGTAAAGACGTGCTCGGATGCAAGGTCATCGATCATGCGATCCCAAGTCTCTTGATCCCACTCGAATCCATGCACCGGCCGTTGAGTGCCGACAGAGATCTCGACAGAATCGCTTTGCTCGAAAGATGAGAACGCCGGCTTTTTGGCCTCCTCAAGTTTCACAGTCTTAAGGACTTTTTTCTTTGGGAGGACCGCTTGCTTTGGAAGCACGAGAAAAACTCGGCCGAGAGCTTTTTCGACGGGCTCCCCGAAAGCCAAAGAATACTCAAGCTTTGTGATGATCATTCGGCGGAGCTTTGAGAATTGTAAATTGAAAGAGCGCATGACCGGAAGCCCACTTGAAAGTTTATCGACAAGGGCCTTTTGATCAATCTGGCTTTTGCTGAGCGAGAGCTTTGGATTCTTTGCTGTGATCTGTCCGATGGCCTGAGCCTCACCAGCAAACGAGAGCATGTAAGCTTTCTTGCGGGTGTCGATCATCTCCATCCAGATTTGAAATGACAGGTGCTCAAAGGTGGCCTGGATGCTTTGTTCCAGGCGGTCCATCTCCATGCGAGAGCTCGTGTTCATGATGCCGGCATACTTAAGTTGAATTGCTTCAAGGACGCGGCGGAACGACTCAGCCGTGAGCTCCGAAATGCGCAAACGTGAATTTCTCAAGATCGTCTCAAGAGCCTCGTCACGTCCGTTGACGAATTTGCGGTAACCCGCGTGGTGATTCAATTTCAGCATTGATGTCTCAAATGCTGTATTGCGAGTTTGAAAAAGGCAAGCTTTTTAATAACCTGGGGCGTTGAGAACACCCATTCGAGTCGGTCCCTTTTTGTAAACCAGCGGGCTCAGCTCGCAAATTGCGTATCCGACGCCGTCGCTTGAGTGAGTGCGATCGCGGTCTGTTGTCTGATCGAGCATCGCTCCCCCGGATCCTTGCTTCCAAACGACCCTCTGAAAATCCTTGATGGCCTCTTTACAGCGGGGATGAAAAAACACATGCCTGTTGCCGTTCCCATCCTTGAGCTTTGCGTTCACAGTGTTGACCCGATCCTTCACGCCTGGGTTTGACTCGGGCGTCATGTTGACCCAAGGGATCCCATGTTTGTCGAGCACTTGACAGACTATGTCATAATCCGATTGACCGGCGGCCGCACGTTGCCCGGTTGTTTTTGAGGTGGCGTCTCCGCAAAGCATGACCCCAAGTTTTTGATGACCGAGCTCGATGATCTTGGATGCGAGAACTTCTGAGGCTTCTTGCGTGTGAGATTGTTTGAGCCAGATCTCATCGAAAAAATAAAAGTCATCGACTTTCTTTTGCCCGATCGTCCATGCCATCGGTGTGATGTTGAAATCCATCGCGACCAGGATGGGGAGACCTGGATGAAAATCTCCCTTGTCGTAAAACGGATTCTTTTCTGTGACGTTGCCATCGATTGAAAAGCTCATGTAAGCGCGGCCGGCCGTCAGGTCTCTAAACTCTGCGAGATACTCTTGAGCAAATTCAGCCTCGCTCATCGTGCGACGGGCATCCTCCATCTCCTCATGATTGATCAAAGGATTGCAATCTGATGGTGCGTGCATCGCAAGCCATGTCCCCGTCGGGTCACTCATCGCGTGCATGTACATGTCATAAAAGTGGTCAAAGCCGTTCGGTGTTGAAATGAAAACGGCCCACCCTTTTGTGGTCGTGAGCATCGGACGGATGACCAGAGGCCAAAGCTTCTTGTCCTGATTTCTCACCTCATCGATGACGACGCCGTGGAGAGTTTCAGTTCTTAAGTTCTCAAGGACCTCGCCGGATTTGTAAAAGATCTTTGAGCCGTTCACAAACTTGATCACTTGCTGTGATTTGTTGGGAACGTAAATGCCATGACATTGAGAGAGAGCAACGAGCGCACGATTGAACATGATTCGAGCGGAGTCATTTGTGGGCGAGATAAACCAGAGAATCGAGTTTGGTTTTTCCCAGGCGCGTTTCAAGAGCTCATTGTTTGCGGCCGTGGACTTACCCGCTTGCCGGCCAAAGCTGACAACACGATACCTTGCCGTGCTGTTGTGAAACTCCAATTGCTTCGAGTGTGGCGTGTAAAGAGTAAGTTTTTTCTGGACAATTTTACTTGCCATCGCCGGGGAGTTTGCCCCACTCCGTCGTGTAATTCACATCGACATCGACCGTCGCATCGAGCTCGATCACATCAACAACTTTGCCGATCATGCGATCAAGGAGAAAGTTGAGCCTGGTGTGATCACCTTGTTTGATTGCGACCGCGAGAACTTTGCCGACCATGAGCTCCATCGCCGGCGTCTTTGGATCCTCAAGCTTTGTCTTGAGCTCATCGAATGTCATCGATGTGAACTTATTGAGGATGCGAGTAAATTCATTTTTGTGAAGCTGACGGGCTTCCTTCACGTCGGGCGGAAGCTTAGGACGACCGCCCGGATTGCCGGACTGACCGGGCTTGAACAGTGATTTTTTTGGTTTGACTGGTCCAGTCTTGCTCATCTGTTTTTGTCCTGTTTTCAGATACTTGGTCACCCATCGGATAAAAGCGCGTGATCCTTGAGAGTTTTTGCCTGTCGGATGTAAACATCCATGATGACGACCATCTGGATGGGATCTTGTAAAACCCAAGAGTTTCCGAGGGCTTCAAAAGGATCCTTGAGTCCGATGCTGTCCTCAGATTTTGTGATCTCAAGGCCAAAGAATTTATTAAGAAATCGAATGATGTACTCAGAGCAAATCAATCCGTGCTCGTGATTCAGCTTCACTGATGCTGACCAATCTTTGAGCTTCGGAAAAACTTTGCCGATGTAAATAAGAATGAGCTGAGACAAAGAGTAACTTGCTGTCGTGCAAGTGATCGCCATCCACGCCATCATCTGGAACATCAGATTTTGATTTTTCACTTCCTTGCGGAACATGAACACCGGCTCATTCAGCTTTGACCAGTCCTCAAGAGAGATGAAGCGCGGCCGCGGGTAAACGGCCTCGCTGACCACGATCGCGCCCTCGTAAGCAATTGCGATCGAAAAGTGGCTGAATCCAAGCCCCTCCTCTTTCTCAATCACTTTGCCGAGGGGATTGAAAAGCTTTTTTGATTTTGAACAAATGATGAAAAGCTCAATGACGGGAGATGACATTGATTACCATCCTAGTTCGGTTTTGATTTCATCCACCAGCCACGTCAAACGCTCAGCACTCAAGAAGTGCTCAGGCTGGGTCATGTCATCCGGAGTGCCCCACATCAGCGCGTAACATGCGGCCTCGATGTCTCCTGTCGGGTAAGAGTTCATGAGGTTGAAAGTGAAAGTCTGTCCGGCATGAACGGCCCAGGCTGGATTGATTGATCCAATGCCCATTGGAACAGTGACGACCCATGCGCTCAAGCGTTGTTGCAAATGAAAGTATTGAATCGGACCAATACTCTCATTTTGATTTTTGCGCTTGAAAGCCATCAACAAACCATCAATAAAACTTCTTTTTCCATTCAGATCCGACAAGATGCCGGGATCTGAAATCAAATCTTTGTGACCCATGTGTGTCTCCTTTTATCGAGCCGCGTTCCTAAAATATTCAAAAGCATACCAGTCAATGTCAGCATTTCTTTGAAGCAAGCCGACAGTTTTCTCAATTTTTGTTGTGAAACCAAAAGGCTGACCTGGGCCGGCTGGAACGCCGGCGGAAACCGTGGCGACCAAAACGCCGTCAATGTAACCTTTTGCCTCTCCTGTTGCTCCGTCGATCGTGATCTCAAAAACTTTGTAATCGATGTCAGCAAGGACTCCGGTGTCGATTGATGTTTGAAGCACGCCGCCTGAGTAAACGACAAACTGGTATCGTCCGCCGTTCTCATCGTATCGATAAAAGAATCCGACAAATTGATTTCCGAATCCGTTTGCGGCCGTGTTGTTTGTAAATGCACAAGGGTAATAAGAAAATGTTTCGATGGCTGTTGAAAGAACCTCAAGCGCACATCTCATTCTCAGCCTGTAAAAATCTGTCAATTGCACAAACATTTGCGTGCCCAGAGCGGACCCAATGCCGGCGCGACCCGCGGCTGTTGTTCCAGTGTCGATCTGCACAACACCCTTTGCGTTCTCCGCATTGTCCAGGCCATAAGTTCCGGCTTGCGATGAAGCGGCCGTTCCCGCAATTGAAGCGGTCAAACCACCAGTCGGCGTCTCTATGAAATCAGAGTATTGAGTTGAGTAAAGATCTGATTGCAAAACATTCATCTGTTGACGTGTGGTTTTTCTGTGCCCAGGAGCTCCCGGATCAAAGAAAACAACCTCAGCGTCAGCCGGCGGCTTTTCTCCAAAAGGGATCGGAGTGAGGCCGTTGATGTTGAGAGACAAAGATCTCGTGGCTGAAAGATCTCCCCCTCCTTGAAGTCCCGATGTTGCGGCTGTTTGAATTTCTGTTGCCTTGTCAGCTTTCAATCCGAGCGCTGTTGCGGTCGCGGTTGAAATTGGTTTGTCAGCATCAGAAGTGTTGTCCGCATTACCCAAGCCCACTTGGGCCTTTGTGGTGGCGTGAGGATTTGCTGTGTCTCCGACGTGAGCCGCGAGCTCCGATGCTTCTGCGTACTGCGGATGTGGATCCGGCTGAGCAACGTGTGTGACGATCGCAGCGGCCGACTGAGTGTTTGCGATCGTTGTCGCTTCCGCATCTGTCGTGTACTGCGTGTGTGGGTCAGGGAGAGCGACGTGAGCCGCGACAGCCGCATTTGCGACAGCCGTCGGATCCTGGTAATTGACGATGTTCCCATCCTCATCGAGCTTTTTCAGGTTCCCATCAGTCCCGACAAAAACATCATGAAATCCCGGAGGCGGGTTTTGTGTTGGAACGGATCTTTCTTGAAATCTGTCAATGCTCATCTGAGTCCCCTTTTTGGTTTAAATGTGAACCAACATGCCGCGAATGTCCATGACGCCGCGCTTGTCGAGAATACCTTGTACGATCGCTTGTCTGTTTTCTCTGACCTTGTATCCCTCGTTCTCTGGGATAAATGTCGGAGGTTGTTCAAAAATTTGTGGTGATGTTTTTGTGACCAGTCCCTCGATTTGCAAAATGCCATCGATGTGAAGTACATCAGCGACCAGCATCTCTTGACCAGATCTGACTCTGACTCTTTCGCCGGCCGGGATTTTTCCTTGAGAGAAAGATCTAGCTTGCAAATTCAAATGCGTGACTGTTCCCTCGATTTGCAAGATGCCATCGATCTGCAAATTTTCAGTCAAGATCATTTCTTGATCTGATGGGATGACGATGGTCTCCCCTGTCGGGATCAGTTTAAATGAAAAGTTGTCCGGATCAGCCGGTGGCGTCGGAGAGTTGTTGCCAGTGAAATCAAACGGCGGACCAATTGGATTGAACTTTACACTCATGGGATTGTTGTCTCCCAGCCGGCCAGATTTGCTTTTGTGTTGTCAGTGTAAACCAGCGTGACGGTTTGAACGATCGTCCCGGCCATGCCCCCGGTCCTGAATTGATAGACCTCGGTCGTGGTGTTTGGATAAAGTACGGTGCCGGCGTCGTAAGGCTTGATCACGAGCTGAGCCATGTTTTTTACATGGAGCGCTCGGCGACCCTCAACATCCTCGGAGTTCCCAAGGGGAGAGTCTCTGTCCATAAACATGGAGGAGATTACTGGATTTTCATTGTCAGCCATGAGCACATGACAGCAAAGAAAAACCCCCAAGGCAATAAAACCTTGAGGGTCGCATGGTTTTTAGATCCGAAGCCCTGGGAGGGGTAACTCTTTTGATCCCTCGAATCAGGCCCCATGAGCCTTAAAATAATTCTGACCAGTAAGCATCAATCGACTCGATGATCGTGACAACAACAGCGGGGGGCTGTTTGCGTTGTCTCTGAAAATCAGCGACCAGCTTGTTCCGATACTCATAAATGTCCTGCTGATCCACCTCGCCCAGCTTGCGTCCTTTGAACACACCGTCAGGGATGACCCACTTTGACAGTTCCATTCGGCCCATTGCGTCTAACTGGACGGGCGCGTTTGGCTTCCAGTCCACCGGTGCAACATTTTGGGGTGGTGGTGTCTGGGTATTTTTTGGCGGAGCTGTGTGAGGTTTTTGCCCACCTTGGGTCTTTTGCTTCTCACGGTTTGCGCCGTTGCCATCTGTGTCCTCTTCTGAGGCCGCACCGATGAGCGCTGTGAAACCGTATCGACGAGCGAACGTAAAGCCGCCGGCCACGCCTTGCATGTCATCCTCAGCGTAAATCACGGGGTAACTGGTCTCATACCACTGACCGGATGAGTGTTGTAATCTGGTGACACAGACAGCTTGCTCCCCGTCCTTGCCAATTGTTTGAATGAAGCTGATGCCGTTCTCAGACAAAGGTCCTCGGGTGGCCTTAATGATCGATGAGAGCTCAGCGTATTTGTAAGAGTATTGACCGCCCGATTTCATTTTGACGGTGACTTCTTTGTCCTTTGGAATGTCTGGAAACTTTGCCTGAGCTTTTGCAAGAGCGGCCGCGATCTCTTCGATTTTTTCTGATGATTTAAACATTGAGCCGTCTCCCCGCTGGTAAAATGACCTCAAGGTAATCCGTCTCTGAAACTTCAAAGCGCCATCCGCCTGGAATAGCTTTCACTTTGCGTGCGATCTCTTCAAGATTTCTGGTGTTGTTCATGTTTTGCCAGACCATCATAAAAAAGCCGTTCATGGTCTGGGTGGCAATGTCGATGCCTGACTGAAAGTCAGGATGAAAGCTTGAGTATTTATCCACATGGATTTTTCCGCCATCGATCTGAGTGCCGAGATTTAAGTGAGCGGATGCACCGATCAGATCCAAGACCTGACGCTGATACTCCGTCCCCTTTTCTTTGTAAGAATTTATGATCTTGTGACCGAGTGTGGTCGTGGCGATCGGTTCCACTTCTTGCATTGGCATTGTTACCCCCTAAAATGTTTTGTGTCTTGTACTCGAAAGCGGAGCGGATGCAATCAATAAAGCATGACGCCCGTCAGAAAATAAAGGACGACTGCGATGATGAGAATTAAGAGGCCTCGGCTCATGACCATTTGAACTTTCTTGTCGCTCACATTGATCCTTTTGAAGGATGTCCCTCAATTGGTCCCGACTGATTTCTGTTGTACCCATAAACGTAATGCATTTCGTTTTCAGAAAATTTCATGTCATCAACGTACATGCCGTATTTGTTTGTTGTCGCCATCCCGCCCTCAGATACTCCGGCCATAACTTGACCCTGAGCAAATTGAGCAATCGCATCACATTCAGAAATACTTGCCCCATGCGGAAACGATAAAGTCAGAGTGTGAATTTTTCTCATTTGCAACGATCCCACTCACCGTAAGAGTAATGAGTCATGAAACCGCCTGGATCAATTTTCTCTCGACAGAGCTCCGTTGCTGGGCAAAGCGTGTTGATGCCAGTGCGCTCACACTGGATCACCAGGTCCTCGCCCTCTTCGTCAGACTTTGGATTTGCGGCCTCAGCACATTTGAGGATGAAATCGGCAAGCTGTTTTTTGTGAAGGTCAGTCACGCAATCTTTTCGCGTCATGCGATGAGTTGATCTTTTCTCTGAGCATCCAGTATTTGAAATCGCGATCATGATAAAAACCATGAACATCCAAAATAAAAAGTCTGAGTATTTCATTTCATTCCCTCTTCGTAAGCTTTATTGAGCTCTGACATTTTTTCAGTCGAGCCGTTTGGTTTGTCTGGATGATAAATGTTTGCGAGCAATCGGTATCTTTCTTTGATGGATTCCTTTGAAGCATCACGACGGAGCTCAAGAACATCCCACCACTCTTTTTTTACTGTTGCGGCCGGAGCCGGGAGAGCTGTGAATCCCGTGAAAGATCTCTCCATCATGTCAGATGCGCCCCATCGCTGGATCCCCCTGAGCGCTTCAATCGTCTTTCTGATCGCCCAGAGATTGTCCTCGACCTTTCTGTAAGTGTCGCACGCAAAAACCATGTCTTGATTTTTGTACTTAAAGTAAACCGCGACCCCTGGATCTTGCGGATTCGCTTGACCAGAATAGGGGAGCCCGTCTTTTCTGAGCGGGACGTTTGTTGAGAGAATTACATTCCAATCGCCCACACCCATGAGCTTGAGCTCGTGAAATAATTCGTCTCGAGCGCGGCCGAAAGAGGAGTTGAATTTAAAGACGGAACTTTTGCGCGAACTTGTCCGCTTCCATCCGTCAGGCCATTGCAAAGGGAAGGCGTCGATTTTCATTCGCTGATCTCCTCGCGAGCAAATTCTTGCTCAAATAATTTGTCAATAAGTCCGAGCTCTCTGCGCTCCGTGAAATACTTCCATGAAGCGTAATGAAGTCCCCAAGGATGAGCGGCCGCAAATTCTCTGTGAAGGTCAAAGGCTTTGGCTGTGAAGTAAAGCTGTTTGAAATCCACAAAGTCCTTGTCCTGTTTGGCTCTCAGGCAATGATCCAAGATTGCTCGCCGGCAAAAATACTTTGCGATCTCCATGCCGATTTTGCCTGGTGGATCTTTGGCGAGGACTCTGGCCATGGCTTTAAAGTCCGGGGTCATTGGATCGGCGTAATCAAACCAGCGAAACTCAGGCTCTCCGCGATCGTTGATGAATCTGTGAGGCCATGGCTTCTTTGCGGTGCCCATGTAATCGCGCTCAAAGTTTGGGAAAAACCACGGATTACGATCCAAAAAGGATTGTATTTTGTGCGGTGGCAATACCCACATCAATGGGATTGCCTGGTCTCTCGTGA